TAAAGCATTTCGTGGCTTTACTCCTGCTCGTAAAATTGGTGGTGGTTATAACAATGAAGCGGTAACTGATGTTATTGCTTTGTCGTCTACCGGCCTTGCAGGCTCACCCACCAATAATATTTTTACTGGTGATCCAGTAGTACTTCCTGGTGCTAACTTTGCAACGATATCTCCGTATATCGCTACAACGTTAAAACCTTCAGGAGTATTTATGGGTTGTCAATATGTTGAAAATGGTGAGCAGAAGTTCTCCCGTTGGTGGAACGGAAGTACTAGTGCTACGGATATTAAATTTTTTGTGATTACTGATCCTGATCAGACTTATCACATTCAATGTTCAACTACTGTTTCGGCGGCTGAAATGTTAATCGTAAAGAATTATAATGTTACGGTTAGCTCTACAGCGTCTTCGGGGAATACCACAACGGGTCAGTCTAGTTATTATCTAGATGCTGCATCCGGCGCAGAAAGTGTGTTACCAGTGCGTGGTATTGGTCGGGCTAAGTTTCCTGATGAAGGAGATGGAGATGCCTATCCGATTGTCGAAGTATATCTAAATACACACCGTGACCGTTATGTAACGGCTACGGCATCCACGGCTTGATAGGAGGAATTAACTATGGCTATAAATAGAGCTAGTATTAGCAAAGAACTCCTTCCAGGTCTTAATGCGGTATTTGGAATGGAGTATGGAGAGGTCAACAATGAGCTTGATCCTCTTTATGAAATAGAAAACTCAGATCGTGCTTTTGAAGAAGAAGTACTTTTCACCAGTTTTGGTTCCGCCCCAACAAAAGGTGAAGGTGCTGCTGTTTCTTATGACGATGCCCAGGAAAGCTATACAGCCCGTTATACGGCTGAAACTATAGCTCTGGCCTTTGCGGTTACTGAAGAAGCGATGGAAGACAATCTTTATGATACGTTTGCCAAGCTTCGTGCTAAAGGTCTTGCCAGGGCAATGGCAAATACGAAACAAGTGAAAGCTGCAAATACATTCAACAATGGTTTCTCTGATACTATTGGTGATGGTGTAGCCTTCTTTGCCAGTACGCATCCAACTGTAGGTAACGGTAATCAGTCCAACTTAATTGCTGCGTCTGATCTATCAGAATCTACTCTTGAAACCGCTCTTACCAACGTCCAGAAGATCAAAGATGATCGTGGTATTCTGGTTGGTGCGAGTGCAGTTTCCTTGCATATCCCAGTTGATTCTTGGGCAATTGCAGATAGGATTTTATCCAGTCCTGGTAACACCCAAGCTAGTGGTGGTCAGGCTGCGAATCCTAACATTAATGCAATCAATGCTACTCGACATCTGGGTATGTTACCTGAAGGTTATCATATTAATCGTAGATTTACGGATACGACTTCTTGGTTTATGAAGACAGACGTTCCGAATGGCACCAAAATGTTTGTGCGTACTCCGCTACAAACTAAAATGGAGCCGGATTTCGATACTGGTAACTTGCGCTTCAAGGCAAGAGAGCGTTACAGCTTTGGTGTCTCTGATTGGCGTGGTTTCTTTGGAAGCCAAGGTTCGTAGAACTAACTGTGGGGGAGTGGCTATNGTCACTTCCCTGCTATTATAAGGAGAAGATATGACTACAAATGTTAAGGTAGCACAAAACGTAAGTAGTGATGGAGCAATCATAACAGGTTTTCGTTATGTTGATACTAATACCAGTTTAGGAGATGAAGGGACAGGTTCTAGTCCTACTCCCTCAACAACAAGAATTCTTGCTATACATACCTATTCAACTCTTGCAGGTGAAATTGTTCTTTCAGGATCAAAGCAAATTACAAATAGATCAGCTAAAGGAACAGCTATCCGTTATCGTGTGGGAGCATTAGATTCTAATGATCAATATATAGGCGATATGGGAGTAGGTGTTATTGGTGTTGTAAGTGTTGCAACTTCTGGAACAGGTACAATGGCTCCTACAATTACATTATATTTAGGCTAGTCATGCCTAACTATGCCTATCTAAAAACAGATTTAATCAATACAACAGAAAACGATTCAACTGAGTTTTCTACCCAAGTCTCTGCCTTTGTTAAGAAGACAGAGCTTCGTATGATTAAAGACCTAGATGATACCGGCTTGGATGAATATACAAATATATCTGTATCATCCGGTAATGCCGGAACTGTGTCTTTAGGCGACAGGGTTCGTATTGTTCGCAATGTAAATTATAAAGTAAGNACAGGAACAACCGTAACAAATCTATTACCCAGGACAGTAGAATATGTCAATGACTACTGGCCTGTTAGTGCGTCTACAGGTACGCCAAGGTACTATACCAGAAAAAATAATTCAAGTATAAAGATTGTGCCAACGCCGGTATCGGCATTAACTGTGGAAATTCAATCACAATCCCAACCACTATACCTGTCTTCTGCCACATCTACCAGCATGACAACTCAGAACTATTTTAGTGATTATTGTTATAATGCTCTTTTTGCAGGATGTATGATAGAAGCAACAATGTATATGAAAGATTGGACTACTCTTCCGGTATGGGCGAGTGAGTACCAGAATGCAATACTAAAATTAAACAACCAGGCTAGGAGAACCAGACAAGATGATATGGCAGTAGCTGCCTCTCCTGCTGGTGGTCCTGATACCATAACACAGGGAGCAAGTTAATGACACCTATTGTAATACTAGGAAAAGAAATTTTTCAACCTGCATCTNAAGCAGTATTAAAGCAATTGAAAAAGTGGGGGGCAAAGGTTATTCCCAAAAAAGAGGTAACACCAGCAGTAAAGGCAAAAGCAAAAACTGTTACTAAAAAAAATATTTCAGATAAGCAGCGACACCAAAGGAGGATGGATCAAAGGATAGGGAAGAGGAAGCAGATGGTTCGTAAAATTCCTGAAGGTGTTGGAGGAAAAGTTCGTACATTAACTAAAGAGGAACGAAAGGGGATGCCAATAGAAACCTATACTCATGGTGGACCAAAGGGTACAGCATCTAGACCAAGACCAAAACCTATACCCCGTCCTGGATCTACGAATATAGGTACAAAAGCTACAGCAGGTCTAAGTGAAGCAGTTTTAGAAAGACATCAGAAGATGAAGCCTAGAGGAGTAATAAAAAAGCCAACTAAAAAGGCAAAGGATGTTAAAAAGAAGAGTATTGGAGAGAGATTAAAAGATCGAGGTTATGATCTAGATGATCTTGATGCTAGCAATCCATTTAACNNAAAAAAGAAAGGTGGTCCTATAAAAGGAAAACCAGTTAATGGTATTAAGGGAAAGAAAGTTGCCCAAGCTGATTGGATGAAGGGACTTTCTCAAAAAGAAATTGATCAAATTCTTGGTAAGCCCCTTCGTGACGCAAGTGGTGTTAAACATAGTCAGAAAAAGAAAAAGAAAATACTAAAGTTCGTAAGGCTAAAGTGGGAGGTAAAGTTGTTACCTATAGAATGACAGGTGGTCAGGTAGTAGATGCTGGTTATGATTAATCGAGCCAGTACAAGACAACAGATTATGAAGAAACCTAAATTAGGTTCAGGTAAAAGATTTAAACAGCTTACTTCTAAATTAAAAAAGAAGGGGGCGAAAAACCCAAAAGCTCTTGGAGCCTGGATAGGTCGCAAGAAATATGGACCAAAGAAATTTGCTAAGTTATCAAGAAAAAGGAGAAGTTAGATGGGATTAGGGCCGCATACGTTATTGGAACGTCCAGCAAAGTTAAATAAAATATTAGGTAAGCCTACCGGACAGGGGTATGGTGCTGCCAAAAAAGGACCAGAGGTTGTTGGTTCTCCACAGGATGTTGTTGTAGATGAAGACTACCAGCAAGGTAAGTCTTTTAAAGTGGAGGACTAGTTATGNNTGGTCCAGCAGTTAAAGGTGTTTTAAAGCTTTCCAAATTTCTTATAGATGTTCTTTCTAAACCTGGAATGCCTCCAAAGGCTGCAAAAGGAGCAATTAAAAGAGCAGCTAATAAAGCTGGTATGACTGTTCCTGAGTTTAAGAAAACCGCTAAAGCACAAATAAAGGGAGCGGTAACAAAAGGATCTGATTCAGATCAAGCTGTAGCTGAACGTCTTGGAATTACTGTAGCAGAATTAAAGAAGAAAAGAAAAGCTTCTCTGAAAGCTAGTAAGAGTAAACCAAAAGTTAAACAGACAAGAAAAGAAAAGAGAGAAACTGCTAAGCTAGTCAAACAGAGTAAAGCAGAAGAGCGAGGAGAGTTACAGAAAGGTGCCGGTGTTTCTGGTGGTAGGAGAGTGCAAACAGTTAGAGGTCCTGAAAATCGTAAAGGCTTACAAAGACCTCATATAATTGAGGCTCCTAGAGGAAGACTAAAGTCTAAACAAGAAGTAGATACAACGGATTGGAATAAAG